ATGCGATGCCGTCTGCAAATGCAGCCGACACCGCCGGTGAAAATATTTTTCTTACATTACCTTTGAACGATAAGAGTAATTATCCAGTTTCAAAATCTGATGTTCAGCACTACAAAATTTTGTATCCTGCTGTTGATGTAGAACAACAATTGCGTTCGATGTTGGGGTGGCTCGAAGCTAATCCGAGCAGGAGAAAAACAAGAACCGGCATTAAAGGTTTCATTACTAAATGGCTTAATAAGGTCCAAGACAGAGGAGGTGTAGGATATGGATTCAATCCAAGCGATAATGTCAAGAATAATGTCACCACAGCGAGCGGAGGAAATTATCCAACGGGCGAGAAAGTCTTCTAAAGAACTCACTCCGAGAGAAAAAGCCGAACAAGAAGCAAAAGTGTTTAACTCAACACCCGGTAAGCTCATTGGCTATGAGTGCGAGAAATGTATGAACCGAGGCTATATTTACCGTGTAAAGGCAGGCGAAACGCCTTTCGGGCAGGTTACATATGATGTGGTTGCTTGCAAATGTGATTGTATGAAAATTCGAGATGAACTTCACAGAATGCAGAACAGCGGTCTTCAAAAACTTCTTAAACGATATACTTTTGAAAGTTACAAGACAACCTCAGATTGGCAGAAATATGTGAAAGATAAAGCATATGAGTACATTGACAAATGCTCTGATTGGTTCTTCTTCGGCGGTCAGCCCGGTTGTGGAAAGACACATATATGTACGGCTATTGTCGGAGCATTACTCAAAAAAGGCAAAGCACCTAAATATATGCTTTGGCAGGATGATATTACCAAAATCAAGCAGGCATCGAGTAATTTAGAGGTGTATGAAGCTCTCATAAATTCATATAAGCAAGCGGAAATTCTTTACATTGATGATTTCTTTAAAACTCGCAGGGGCGATTTTGTCTCAACAGCTGATGTCAATGCTACATTTAAGATTATCAATTACAGATACAATGAAGGATTGCCGACTGTCATAACATCTGAATTATCACTTGAACAGATTTCGCAGATTGATGAGGCTTTAGGCAGTAGAATTTCAGAAATGGCTAATCCGAAAATTTTTATTAAAGCCGATAAAAATAAGAATTACCGTTTTACGAGAGGAAATGAAAATGATGTCTGAAGCACAGGAGCAATGTAAACTCATTAAATGGGCGGATAAATGTGTGCAAATGAAAATACATCCTGAACTTTCAATGCTGTACGCTGTTCCAAATGGTGGCAGAAGAGATAAAGCCGAAGCCGCACATCTTAAAAGGCAAGGAGTTAGGGCAGGTGTTCCGGATTTATGCCTTGCTGTGCCAAAAGGTAAATATCACGGCTTATATATTGAGCTTAAAGTCGGCAACAATAAGACTTCTGAACATCAGGATAAATGGTTGCAGAATCTTTCACGGTGCGGATACGCCGTAAAGGTATGTTATGGCAGTACATCAGCAAAGCAGACAATTGAAAAATATCTGCAATTGGGTGATTGATTATGAAATTGCAGGTTTGTCGAAAGTGTAAACACGAATATCATCCGTGTAGCATACGGAAATGCCCGTACTCTGAAAAAGGTTTGTACATCTGCGTTTACTGCTGTAAGCACTGTAGGTTTTGCAAGCCCGTAAGCACAGGCTTTGTCTGTGAATTTGAAAGGAGAGAAAGCATTGAAAGCGAGAATACCCGTTAAGCTGAAAAGAGAGACTATGGCGGAGATTAACCGCCTTGCAGATAGAGAATATCAGAAAGTCAAGGACAAGGAAATTGCGGACGCCACAAGGCGAATTTTTAAGACGATTGTATTTGCTTTGTATAAGGATTTCGGCTTTGGCCGTGATAGATGCGCAAAGGCACTAAAGTCTATGACCGAAATAATTGAACACTCTGACACTGACGAAGTGTTTTGGGAGCATATCGACCGTGTGGTTATCGACAAGCTGAAACTTGAATTTGAGAAGCGGGACTACACAGACAACGGAAAAGTTGTTAATTTTGAAGGAGACGAAGAAAATGATTGATTGTACGAAAACTACAAACTACTTCAGCGAAAAGAAAAGAATGGGTAGACAGGCGAGCGGAGTGTGCAAACTTAGATGTACAGATTGCCCTATGGGCATGAGGAATAACGGCATAGGTGTTACGTGTTCGGATTTTGAATCATCTTACCCTGAACAAGCAATCGAAGTTGTTCAGAGGTGGAGCAATGCGTATCCGCAAAAGACATTTCTTACGGAGTTCTTGAAGAACTATCCGAACGCTCAGCTTAGAATAGACGGAATACCTAAAGGTGTGTGTCCGTATGCCTTAGGACTGATAAACAGAGATGATTGTCAAAAAAAAGACCATAACTGCGGGTTGCATGTTATTGCCGAAAAAAAGGAGCGTGAAAAACAATGATTGAAAAAGAATTAAAAATCCGTGATTTTTGCGGTGACTATGCATTGGATATACCCGATTATAATGGTAGCAATTTCACTTTGTATTTCAATTCAAAGAAAAACGCCGAAAATGTAAAACGCATTATTGAGATTGACGGAAGCAAACCTAACGAAGCAACCGTGTGTGAAATGCAAGAGATTAAGCACGGAAGTTGGGAATATGACAGCGAGGGTGTCGACTGTGCAATTTATTTATGTTCTGAGTGTGGTAATTTTATTGCTCTTTATGCGGGCGTTTTTAGCGAGGGTATTGATTTGTATCCATATTGCCCTTACTGCGGAGCAAAAATGGATAAGGAGTGAAAATAATGACAAGAACTGAATTTGAAAAGTATTTAGGTAAGGATGTAACAATTACTCTGTATGATGGAGCGATATACGCAGGCATATTACACCAAACTGGCGAAAAAGCTTTTGCGGACAATCCTAATTTATCAGTGCCGTTAAATTTTTATTTTTGTATTGATGAGAATAATGAAGTAGTTAAAAATACTGTATTTAGAGTGTCGCATATCCAGAAAATCAGCTGCAATGAAAAGTTAAGAATGACAAATTTTGAAAGGATTAAATCAATGAGTATTGATGAAATGGCTCGAAGTTGTATAGACTTTTTCAGTTGCCCGTACGGAACTCCGTATGTCGGTTGTCCTATGGAAAAGCGATTCAATAACAGCTGTATTGACTGCACAAAACATTGGCTTGAAAGTGAGGTAGAAGAATGAGAGACATTAAAAATATTACCGTTAATTACGATAACGGCGAAATAGAAACCTTAAATAAAGGTGTAGTTGTTGGTTTTGATGAAATCGACAACGAAGAAGAAACTATCAAGGTCAGCTATCGTATGTGCGATATTAAAGGCAAGGATTTGTATTTGATTGTAAACGCTGTTATTGCGTTGGCACAGAAACTTGGTATGCTTGACGAGGAGGAGCGTGATGCGGATTGACGGTTAAAGATTATTTATATTCGGTCAGGGTTTCGGATAAGCTGATCAGAACGAAAGAACACGAGCTGTCGAAACTTAGGCTGAATATTGCACAGGTATCGGTTAAGCAAAACGAACCTGTTAAGACATCGGGAGTTAATGACCCTATGCGGATTGTTGACAGGATTGCAGACCTACAGGCTGAAATCAATCGGGAGATTGACAATCTTGTACGGTTGAAAACTGAAATTCGCAGTAAAATCAACGCACTTGATGATTACCGTTACATTGCGATTTTGACCGAGTATTACATAAATTGTCATCGGTGGGAAGATATTGCAGAGTGTATGGAAATGAGCGTAAGGCATACCCTGAGGTTGCACGGCGAAGCGTTACAGGCATTCCGAAAAAAGTTCGATTTTTCGTAAAATTATTTTAAAATGTCATTGAATGTCACCCTTACCCTGCGTATAATGGTATTATGAAAGTTTGACAAACAGGACATATGTGAAACTCTCCTAAGATAAAAATTGCACAGACCGCTCTCGTTTGAGGGCGGTTTTGTGTTGTGTGTGGTTATTTTATACAAATTATTACTTTCTTAATTGTGCGGTTTACAGAAAAATGTAAAATTCGTTGAATTGTGTCAAATAATATGATAGATTAGTGGTATATAATAACTAAGGAGAGCTACATATGAGCGAAGAAAGTAAGGCAAAAACCTGTTTTGTTATAATGCCTATATCAGATCAGCCGAAATACCCTGCAGGTCATTTTGACAAAATATACGAACAGATAATTGTTCCTGCTGTCAAAGAAGCAGGATTTGAACCTATAAGAGCAGATAGCAATCAAATATGTGATTCGATAATGCAAAAAATTTTGAAAAATTTAGTTGAATGTGATATGGCAATTTGCGATTTAAGTTCAAGAAATCCGAATGTTATGTATGAATTAGGAATTCGACAAGCCTATGGTAAAAAAGTAGTTTTGATACAGGACGATGCTACTGATAAAATTTTTGATGTAGCAGGAATAAATACTGTTTTTTATAAGAGAGATAGGTTGTATGAAAATGTTATTAAGGCAAAAGATGATATTGCTAATGCGATAAAGGAAACTTATGAAAATGGTTCATTTTCGTTAATGAGTATAGCAAATTTAGAAAATGCAACTGTAGATAATTCCAAAGTTGATGAGGTCGTTTTCGATAGATTTATGATGAAATCAATATATTCAAAGTTAGATGCTATTGAAGATTCAATAAGAATGTTTTCTAATACGCCAAATGTTAGTGACGAATTAAATGTTGACCTTAATAATCGTGAATTTGCAAGCTTGCTTATGGAATGTCGATATGCATTGAGAAACAATCCCAATAATCTTGATTTACTTATTTCCTGTTATCAAAAATTGTTGAGAGTTAATAGTTTATTGATTAACAATAAGGACAATAAATTACTTACGCCTAAAGACTGTTTGATATTAAGAAATACACTGGCAGAATTGAATGACAGAATTAATGATTTAACGCTTAATACTGATTAATTGAGAGTGCATTTAGTACTCTCTTTTCTTTTGCTTATTTTTAGAATTTTCAGACAAAGAGAGGTGATACCGTGAAAGACAAATTAAATGCAAGACAGAGGAAGTTTGCGGAATATTATGCGCAGAGCGGTAACACCGTTCAGAGTGCGATACAGGCAGGATATTCAGAAAATTACGCAAACGCAAGAGCATATGAATTGTTGGAGAATGTTGGAGTTTCAAAATACATCAAGGAGCTTTCCGATAAGCTCAAAGATGAGCGCATTATGAGTGCAAAGGACAGACAGGTTGCTTTGTCCGACATTGCAAGGAATGACGGGCAGGACACCTCCGACAGAATCAGGGCGATTGACACGCTCAACAAGATGACGGGTGAATACACCGTTAAGGTTGACGCAAAGGTTGAGCAGTCCGAAAAGCTATCCGATGTGTTCAGACAGTTGGGTGGTGAGGGATTGAGTGAGTAACAAATTCCCGTTGTCACAAAAGTATATCGACTTTATCAACACAACAAATGTGTCGGCTGAATTTCTTGAAGGAACTACAGCGTCCGGCAAAACTACCGTCGGAGCAGGCGTTAAGTTTATGCGAATGGTGTCGCAGTCGCCGAAGAAACTTCACGCAATTGCCGCCAAAACTACGGGCAAGGCTGAGGAAACTATAATTCAACAGGACAACGGTATTCTCGACTTGCACCGCAACGCTGTCTATTGTGGTAACGGCGACAAGGATTACAAGCTGCCGCATATCAAGTTTGAGGACAAAATTATCTATATTCTCGGTTACAGCAGTCGGGATAAGTGGGAAATGGTTCTCGGTGCGCAGTTTGGGTGCGTTTATATTGACGAAATCAACACCGCCGATATCGAGTTCATCCGAGAGATGTCAACCCGTAATGACTATATGCTTGCAACGCTGAATCCCGATGATCCGAGCCTGCCTGTGTATAAGGAGTTTGTCAACCGCTCCCGTCCTTTTAAAAAATATGAAAACGATGTTCCTCCCGAGATTACGGCGGAGCTTACCGAAGAACCTGTACCGAATTGGCGGTATTGGTTCTTTTCTTTTGCCGATAATTTAAGTCTTACACCCGAACAGATTGAAAAGAAAAAGAACTCTGCACCGAAAGGTACAAAGCTCTATAAAAATAAAATCTTAGGTTTGCGAGGCAGAGCAACAGGACTTGTGTTCCCGAATTTTGAGAGGACAAGACACATCAAATCAAAAGAGTGGGCAGAAAAGTTTTTGAACTGTAACCGCAAGTCGGAACACTTTGTTCAGTTCACCGCAGGTCTTGATACCGCCTATTCGCAAAAGTCGCCTGACACTATCGCAATGACATTTTACGGCATTACCAATCACGGCAAGTGTGTTCAGCTTGATGAAAGAGTTTATAACAACGCTGAAATGCAAACGCCTATTGCCCCGAGTGACACGGTGAAGAATTTTATTGATTTTCTTGACCGCAACCGTGATGAATGGGGCTTTGCACGCACGGCTTTTATTGACAGCGCCGACCAAGCGACTATTACCGAATTTCAAAAGTATAAGCGACAGCACGGCTGTGTCTATGACTTTGCAAATGCATGGAAGAAAACGAAGATTATTGACCGAATCAATCTTGTACTCGGCTGGCTTGCCACCGACTGTTATTTTGTGCTTGAACATTGTAAAAACACGATTGCCGAGTTTGAAATTTACAGCTGGCGAGAGGATAAAGACAACACACCCGAGGACGGTCACGACCATTGCATTAACAGCGGTCAATATGCGTGGCTGCCGTTTAAAAATATTATTGGAAGTGAAATAAATGGGGCTGATTAACAGAATGGCTGAATCTATCAGATCGGGAATTAAAAACTTTTTGCAGATTACTCCTGCAAGCGACAAAACAATTACCGTCACCGAAACAAGCAATCATCTGACCGAGTGCTTTATCAATCGCATTTGGTATTGGGGCAACAGCAGACAGCTTGCGGAGCTGTACAGGCAGATTGATACAAACAAAACTATGTTTTGGGCGGCAAAAAGCACAAAGGGGCTTGAAATTCGTAAAATACACACGGGCCTGCCGGCACTCATCTGCGAAACGCTTGTGAATATCGTAATTTCCGACTACAACGGCACAGATGTTACAAGTAAAAATTCAACCGCTTATGCAGAGCGTTGGGAAGATATTGAAAAGCAGAACAAATTGTCCGACACGGTTAAACAAATGCTTCGTGACCTATGTGTTGTCGGTGACGGTGCTTTTAAGGTCAGTTTTGACACGGCTGTATCAGATGTTCCGATTGTTGAATGGTATCCTGCCGAAAACATCGACTTTACATATGTGCGTGGCAGAATCCGAGAGGTTAAGTTTTACACCGATTACACGCAAAAACACCGCCGTTACCGCTTTGAAGAAACATACGGTTACGGCTATATTCACTATGCTTTGTATGATGACAACGGCAAAGAGATTGACCTGCACACGGTTGACGCTCTTTCGTGGATTGATTCAAAGGGTGTTACATTTGACGAATCATATATGTGGGCTGTACCTGTCCTTTACGGCAAATCGTGCCACAAGGGCAGAGGTGCAGGCATTATCGGCATAAAAACAGACGCTTTCGACAGCCTTGATGAAGTGTGGTCACAGTGGATGGACGCACTCAGAGCCTGCCGAACAAAGCAGTATGTGCCTGATTGCCTTGTTCCGAGAAATCCCGAAACCTGTCAGCCGATATCACCAAATCCGTTTGACAACCGATTTATCACCGTGGGCAACGATATGTCTGAAAACGGCAACGGCAACAGGATTTACACCGAAAGTCCGCAGATTCAGCACGAAAGCTATTTGAGTTCATACATTACTGCCCTTGACCTCTGTTTGCAGGGTATTATATCGCCGTCAACTCTCGGCATTGATACGAAGAAGCTTGATAATGCAGACGCTCAGCGTGAAAAGGAAAAGACAACCCTTTACACAAGGCAGAACCTTGTCAAAATCACGCAGAACGCACTTCAAAGCCTTGTTGCAGTTGTACTCAATGCAGACGGGGAACTTAACGGCAAGGGTATTGTTGAGGGCTTGGAAGTGTCCGTAAACTTCGGCGAATATGCAAATCCGAGCTTTGAAAGTCAGGTTGAAACCGTGTCAAAAGCAAGACAGGGCGGTTTGATGTCAGTTGAAACCTCGGTTGATGAGCTTTACGGCGACAGCAAGTCGGAGGATTGGAAAGCCGAAGAGGTGCAGAGAATTAAAGAGGAACAGGGTATTGCAGGCGAGGAAGAAACTTCTCCATTTGATGATGTTGACCTTACCGACACGGGCAATGAACCCGATAAACCCGAAGATATCGCAAATCAGGACGATGACAGCAAATGAGTAAGCAATGAGTGATTACAACATTAAAGAGGCTTTTGAGAGAATTGAAAACGAGCTTATCGACAGCATGATGCGCAATTTCAGCCGTCACAGAGCCGAAGAAACCAAAGAGGGTTACAACTGGACACAATGGCAGGCTGAACAGCTCAAAAGTCTTGAAGAGTACCGTAAGCACAACGCAAAGAAATTTGGCAAGCGTTTCAAAACCATTAACGGCAAGGTTGAAGAGATGATTCGCACTGCCAAAGCTGACGGAAATGCAAGTCAGGAGGCAGAAATTCTTGAAGCTGTCAAGGACGGTTTCAAAGCCCCGAAAAAGCCGTCAGCACACAGCACAGCCGAATTTTTTAAGGTGAATGACCGTAAACTTGACGCACTCATAAAATCAACCACAGACGATTTAAAGAGGGCAGAAACGGCAGTTTTGCGTATGAGCAACGACAAGTACCGCAAGGCGATTTTTAACGCACAGGTTGCAATGAACACGGGTGCGGTTACATACGAAAAAGCCGTTGATATGGCGTGTAAAGATATGCTCAACGCAGGTCTTAATTGTGTGGAATACAAAAATGGTGCAAGGCACACGCTCTCGGATTATGCGGATATGGCGGTTAAAACAGCCAACAAAAGAGCCTATCTGCGTGGTGAGGGCGAAAAGCGAGCCGAATGGGGAGTATCCCTCGTTGTTGTGAACTCAAGACAGGGCGGTTGCCCCGATTGTGCAAAATATATCGGCAAGGTGTTTATTGACGATGTTTATTCAAACGGCAAAAAGTCAGACGGAAACTATCCGCTTCTCTCAACCGCAATCAAGAACGGTTTGTTTCATCCGAGATGTAAGGACAGCACAAGTACATTTTATCCCGAACTTGATGATTTGGACGCACCGTTGTCTGAAGATGAAATCAAAGAGCTTGACCGTCAGCGAGGAATTGAGGAAAAACAGCAGTATGCACAGCGACAGGCAGAACGCTTTGACCGCCGTGCCGAATACAGCCTTGATGGAGACAATAAACGCATTGCCCAAACCCGAGCCGATGAGTGGCACGATAGGGCGAATACGCTTGAAGAAAAGGCAAAACAATTTTCTTTGAAGACTGATGAACAAAAATATTACAGACCTGTTTTTAAGGAAGATATATCAAAAACTTTTGAACGCAAAATTGAGGGCGAAACAATTACAATTGATACCCACAAGGGAAATACATTGTGTGATAATGTTTATATTTCAGATAAGGTAAAGCTAAAACGAAAAGAACTTCATAATTTTGATATGCAAGTGAGAAAAGCGTTTGATATGCTTGGAGAGGTTGAAACAAGCGGAAAGCCTGAAATTTGTATTGTCACTCCCGAAGAAATGCGAGTAAATGCTATTGCTTCATATATGCCAATGCAAAATGTTCTAAATGTCAATTCAGCATACTTTTCAACAAGTGATTTGTCAGGCTTACAAGAAAACTTGGCTTGTCCGCAAGACGGATTGAGTACAATTCTTCACGAACTGATTCATTGGCAAGACGCTAAAAATTACAGAGCAAAATTCGGAAGTATTAACGATTATTTTGAATATTGCGATTACCTTAATAAAATTTATGCTCCAAAGGTTGAAAAATTGATAAATAACGGTTATAATATAGAGGATATAAGTGAGTATGCTTTTGAATGCTTAAAAGATA